TAGCTAATGGAAACACTGTTGCAGGAGATGCAGCAGGTGTAGGAGGTGCAGCAGCATTAACGGGAGTAGTTAGTTTGGCAAGCGGTGCAACCCAAGATGCTTTAACTGTAGGAACAATCTTAAATACACAAGCAAGTGGTACTTCAGCTAAAGTTCCAGTTTTGTTAAATCTAGCTTAAAATCTTTTTAAACTTTTTTATATATTTTTATACTCATAATAAGGTGACTAAAAAATGCCTATTGAAACATATTTCACAGGAAGCTTAACTACGGTTAATGCNGCAATTAATCAAGTTACAGATAGACCTATTATTGGTCAAATACGTGCTATTGAATGGGATAGCGGTAATTGGACAAATGGCAGTATGTTTATACTCACATCGGGAGCACAATTTGACAACAGAGTAATCGCAACTTATGTTGGTATTTCAGGCACAGCTGCTTCAATAAGATATCCAGCAATAAACTGTGTTGATATAAGTGGAACAGCTTTATCAGGTGCGGTTACAGGATTTAATTTATTTGTTCCTCCAGTAACTTTTGAATACTTAACTATTGGTGTAAGTGGTTGTGGTAGCACAACTGCAGGTACTACTGGTTATGTAAGAGTTTATTGGGACAGTCAAAATCATTAATTCAGTTACGCAAATGGCGTAGAGGTAAAACTTAAATGGTCTCATTTTCAGTTGGTAGTATATCCACTCAAGTTTTTTATAATTTGGATAGTATTCCTACTTCTATAAGTGGTACTCCAATGGAGCAAATTGCAACTAATCAAATGCAAATGATTGCAAATTATACTGGTGACACAACTATAAGTTCAACTAATATTCCTGAAAAGTATCAAAATATTTTAATTAATTTAACAACCGCATTGGTAGCCAGCAGAATTCATGGGATTGGCGCACAGTTTAATTGGAATTTAGGAGATTTCTCAGTTAATAAAGGCAAAGGTAGTAGTCCTGAAGCTGACCAAGTTGAATGGTTCTTAAAATTAGCAAGAGATGAACTAGAATTTATCGGAAAAGACACGCCTTATTATCAGACGTGGAATCAGTGACTTAAATGGCATTGAATATTCAAAGCTTTTACGATGATTTTAACACAGCTATAACTGACACTGGCCAAAATATAATTGTTAAATACTGGAGCACTACTTCAGGCACAACTGTGGCTTATTCAGGAAGTGATTATGATGAACCATATTTTTTAAGCGCATCAGGCACAACTGTTAGTGGTTTAGGAATGTTTCAACCAGTCTCAGGCAAATTAGGTGGCGGTGAATTCAAATATTTAGAAGCAGGCATTATTAAGTATAATGACCAAAAATTATTCACACATGGAAGCTTAACATTACAAAGCAACTCATTAATAACTGATAGCAATGGTTCAGTTTGGAAAGTTTTAAATGAACCTGGTGTTGCTGAATGGAGTGTTTTAGGAAGTGTAATTTATAAAAGTAGTTTTGTGCGATTAATAAATGGAAGTTTAAACGTGATATAAAATGGGCGCAACAGTTGAAATTGCAATTTTAGGAACTGAGGAATTCAGAGATTTTGTTAATTTGTTCACTAAAGAAGCCAGACGTAAAGTTAATATTGCAATAGTTCAAGGCGCACATATGATTGAAGCTTCAGCTAAAAAATATGTTCCAGTTGATACAGGTAATCTTAAAAGTAAAATTACTGTAATCAAACGGGATGAAGCAGGGCGATTTGTTGGCAAAGTAACAGGTGAACAAATTATTAGTGAAGTGAAAGTTTTAGCAAATACCAATTATGCTGCATACCTTGAATATGGCACTAAGAAAATGAATGCACAACCATATATGCAACCTGCTTTAAATGAAAATAAAAATAAAATCCGCGCTCATGTTGTTAATGCGGTTGAAGAAGCTAAGCGTTCAGAAATGAGAAAAGCTTATGGTGCTGGTTTAAAATTTATGCGAGGTATTTTGTAAAATGGTAATTCCTGGGGTGTCAACTTTTATGCATGATACTACTTTAGTTATTAGAGATAGGATTATTAACAATGTAACTGATCCTGCAAGTGCAAGACGTAGTGGTACAACAAGTAAATTTTCTGTTACTTATTTTAGCGGTAGAGATATTATTTATCCAGTGATAGTAACTCAATGTGTTGGTTATATATCTCAAAGTTTAGGTCAAAGAAGTGAAGAAATGAATATTAGAATGACTTTTAATGTTGATATTCATGCAATGAGTCCAAAACAAGCAGACACACTGGTAGATGCGGTTTATGCGAGTTTGCGTAGTTATCAAACAGGTAGCAATGAAACAATAGATTTGGGGTTGTATGATTTTACGTGTGATTTGATTTCTTCATTTGTTGAAGAACCGTCAGGTCAAGCAATAGAAAAGGTACATAGAAGAATATTACAAGTTGGTTACAGTTTTAGCACAGGGTGAATACAATATGACCAAGATATATTTTAATAAACCATATGGTGGATATGATACAAGATATCCTCAACATCGTTTTCAGGGATTTGAAATACAGGATTTGCCTGAAGACATAGCTAATGATTTAATATCTAATTCAGATTTTGAATTAGTTAAAGATAAGATTAAAACAAAAAAAATAATCAAGGAGAGTGAATAAAAATGCCACCATCTAGTAGTGACCAAAATCAAACCGTAATGTTTTATGAATCAGGAACATACGGAAACGCATTAGGAACAGCAAACTGGCTTGGATTAATACAAGATCATAGCTTATCAGAAACAAGAAATATAATTCCAGTAAGATATGCAGGTAATGCATCTCGAAATGTAGGTCAATTTGTAAACGGACAATTCACCTACAACGGAACTATTAGCTTATTCCCACAAGATTTCAGAACACTATTTTTCGCACTAGGCAAATGTGTAGATTCAGGAAGCCCATCACCATATCTGCACACAATAACTGAAATAAACAGCAATGGAAGCAGCGCAGAAATACCCAGCCAAATTTTACCTTCAATAAGCTTAGAAATAAGCCAAACTGCAAACGTAGCAGGAAGCAACTTTGTAAGAACCGTAAACGGTGCAGTAGTAGACACATGGAGTTTAAGCTGGAACGAAGGAGAAATTGCAACAGTAGATATAGGTTATATCGCTAAAGATACGGTGTTTGCTTCAGGTGCTAAAACCGCAGTAACCGCAGGAACAGTCTCACCTTACAGATGGCGAGACATATTAGTTGCGTTACCTTCAGGAACAAGTAACATAATCACTAAAACTAAGGGTGGAACGCTAACAATAAGCAATAACTTACAAGCACAAAACTATGCAGGTGCAGGTAGTGATGCAATAACTGAAGTAATCCCTACAGAGAGAGATTACGAATTGACCTTAAATGTTAATGCAGACCCTGTATGGACAAAAGGCTTTTATGACCAATACTTCTTCGGCGGAAGCACATTTAACATGCAAATAGCCGCAATTGTTTCCGCAGGTAGCCGAGAAGGAATAATCACCCTATCAGGATGCAAATTAGATCCATTCGACGCACCAAACACATCAACAGGAGTAAACACGCAAAGCTTGACTATAAAACCTCAAGTAGTAACTGCTGTAACAACTGATGAAATACAGTATTACCACGGCTTTAGCGTAGCTTAAACTCTCTGACAAGAATCCCCCAACAGATTAAAAGCATTGAGAGGCTTCGGCCTCTCTTATAATTATTTTCGCAAACGGCGGAGGAGAAATAAACATGGAAGAAGAAATTTTAGATAAAACAGAAGCGCTCTTTGAAAGAGGGACAGATGAACAAATACTGCCTAAAAAAGTAAAGCTTATTGGAAGCCAAAATAAATACATCATAATAAAACCTTTAATACGTGCAGAAGTCTTAGAGGCATTATCCACCGTTGATAAAAATGGCAGCACTAATATTGATACTGATAAAAAAATAGTTTTATCAAATTGCCTCAACCCAAAATTTAATGAAGAAGAGATTAAATACGCAAAACATGGTTATGTGCAAGGTATTGCTTTAACCATATTCAGAAATTCAGGAATGGTCATCGGACAAAAAGAAGATGGTGATGAATTAAAAAAGCAATGAAATCCGTCGAAGAAAAAAAACGACGTAGTTTAATATTATTTCTTCACGGATTAGGATACACCTATTTCAATATTAATAATTTAACAATTATGGAAACTAACGAATTAGTGCAGGCTTGGAATGAAGAACAAACCCAAAAAAATCAACAAAAAAAATCAGTTAGACACGGAAATCAAATAACAACACAACTACTGTAAACACATGGTAAATTTATCTAGTCTCGGAGCAGGCATCGCAGGCGGTGCTACTGTAGCAATAATTTTAAAGGGCGTAGATTCATTTAGCAGTGAATTTAAAAAAGCCGAGACTTCTTTAAATAAGCTTAAAACAGTTGGTAAAATTGCAGGCATCGCATTAGCAGGAGCACTGACTGCGTTTACTGTTAGTGCAGTCAGAAGTGCTGCTGAGAGTGAAGCTGTTAGTTTTAGAATTAGAAAAAGTTTTGGAGATATGGCTAATGAAGTTCAAGATGTAGCTAAAAAGATGCAATCTGCCAGCATTCAATCAGACGAAGTTATTGGTCAGGCCTTTGTCGATTTACAGACCAAAACCAAAAATTTGGGTTTGACTTTTACCCAGCAATCATCTTTAATTCAAGGCAGCATGGATTTAGCTGCTAAAACTGGTTTAGATTTTAACAGCGTTGTAGATGCGGTTAGCATGGGTTTGATGGGACAGACCAGAGGTTTAAAACAGTTGGGTATTCAATTAGATTCTAATGCCACCAAAACAGAAATATTGGCAGCAATTCAGGGTAAAATGGCTGATGCAACTGGCGCAGCTAAAGAAGAAACTGACACGTTTGAAGGTGCTATGAAATTATTAAAAAATCAGTTGGATGACGTTAAAGAAGCAACTGCTGAAAAATTAATTCCAGCTTTAACTGATTTAGCTAAAACAATAGGAAATAATAAGCAGGCACTTACTGATTTAGGTGTTGCTTGGGGTGGTTTTGTTGCAATGCTCATTAGTGGTGTGGGTACAACTTCAACTTTTGTAGGTGAATTAGGAGATACTATAGGAGACCGTCTAGGTTATAATCTTTTTAAAACAAAAGAAGGTTTTAAAGCTTTATTTGGAAAACAAACAATGAGCGATGCTAGAAAGAATATCAGTGAGTTAGAAAAAGCAATTGCATTTACTAATGCTACAGGTAAGGAATTTGGAGAATGGTTGGGAGAAACTGCTCAAAAATTAGATTCAGAATTAAGAGTAACTTTATTGGGTGCTGTTGATGCTTACCAACAAAATGCTATATCTTTAAATGATTTGATACTTCTTGAAAAATCTCTCACTAAAACACAAGAAGGATTAAATTTACAAAAACAAGCAGATATTAATATTACAACTGAGGAAACTAAAGCAGTTCAAAATCTTACTTCAGCACAACTTGCTTTAAATGAAGCTGTTTACAAAAGTTTGCGGGCAGGAGGCAAAGGAGGCAAGGAATCTAGTGCAGCAGCAGCTGCTATTGCAGGATTTTTGGGAGAAGACCCTAACCGAAAAGGTTTTGCTAAAGGTGGGGTTTATCAGGAAGGAAAGGGAGTATTAAGTAAAACTGAAATAACCAAAAGTGGTAAAACAGCTTATAGAGTAGATGATTTTATTAGTCGTCCTGGTATGCCTATTCAGAGTTTTAGTGAGGATGATACTTTGATAGGTGTTAAAAATCCTTCTAAATTAATGAGTGGCGGTGGAATGACTATTAATATTCAGATTGATAATTTAGTTGGTAATGGTGCTGATGCTGGTGAAATGATAGCAGAATTGTTGAATGAAAGGTTGAAGCCTTTGGTGAGTTATTAAATGGCGTATTTTGCTAAATTGCAAATAGAAGATGTAGAATATTTAGATTTTAATAATGTCAGTGCTAATGACAGGACTGGTTATGGTGCTGGTGATTGGAGAGCTAGTTTCAGAAATACTGCTGGAGATAAAAAAACTACTTTTAATATTGCAGATGATACTAAAATCTTACTAGGTGGTGTGCCTTGTGCTGGATTAAAATGTTATTACACTTTAGATGATACACCAAATGATGTTTTAGGTTTACACAATGGTAGTTGGACAGGTACACCTGCTTATAGTACTGGAATGATTAATAATGGATATACTAATGGTGGGACTGCTAATTATATTACTGTCGGTGATTTAGGGTTTATAGAAACAACTCCTGTCACAATTAGTGTGTGGTTTAAATTAACTGCAGCTGGGGCAGATACTCCTACAGCTCAAGTTTTAGTTACTACTAATCATATCTATATGCAGGTAAGAGGTTCAACTGAGCTTGTAACCATAAGATATGATAATACCGCAGCAAGAACTAGCACTTATGCTTTAGGTGCTGGAGATACAAATTGGCATCACGCAGTTGGAGTATTTGATGGAGTAACTACTACTAAGCTTTATGTTGATGGTATTTTAAGAGACAGAGACACTCACGCAGCTGGCCCAACTACTACTTATGACAGTGATGTCAGCAGTATTGGAAGAAGAGCTACTGGTTATTTTAATGGCCAAATAGATGAAGTTGCAATCAGCAATACTATCTGGACTGCTGACCAAGTAAGCAAAGCTTATAATGCTGGAAGTCCCAGACAAATGAAGGTTAAGTTTAGAGGTGTTATTGAGAAAATTGATTTTCAAACTATTAAACAGCAAGAATATTTAATCATATCTGGCAGAGATTATCTAGCAGTTTTGCATGATAAGCTTATTCAATATGAAACATTTAGCAGTCAAGAAGTATCTACTATTGTAACTAATTTAATGAGCAGTTATGTGCCTGAAATAGGAGTGGTTAATGTGGATGTTACTAGCACTACTTTAACACGTATTACATTTAAAAATAAAAGCGTTTATGATGCTTTGGTTGAATTAGCTGAAGCTTCAGGATTTATATTCTATGTTGATACAGATAAGGATTTACACTTTGAATTGCAAAATAGTGTAAGCAGCAATTTAACATTTGACACAACTAACATAGTCAATACTGCTAGATTCTCTATTGATGAAGATGACATGTTCAACGATATCTGGGTGTATGGCGGAACTAATCGAGTGCATTGGACTGAAAACTTTACAGCAAATGGTGGAAGCTTATTTACTTTAGGATATAAACCTCACAATACTTATGTCACAGACGCAGGAACTAAAAGAATGGGCAATATTTTAGGCATATCTTCAACTTATGACAGTGGAACTGCTTATCTTGTTAATTATGATGCCAAACAAGTGTTATTCATCAGTGGAACAACTAACGGTGCATTTATTCCTACAAGCGGTAATGCCATAGTTGTGGCTTATGATCGAGACAGACCAGTTATTAAAAATGCTTCAGACTTTGCCAGTATCACTACGTATGGCAAAAAAACTAAGGTTATTCAGAACGAAGCAATACTTGATCCAAGACAAGCAGCAGACATAGCAAGTGATACTTTGGCATTGATCAAAGAACCTTTCAAAATGAGCAATACCTTAAACATACAAGGAGTGTTTGATTTAACTGTAGGAAACACTGCAATAATTAATTTACCTTATCAAAATATTAGCAACGAAACACATCAAATCATTCAAATTAATTATGACATCGACCATGATTCTTTAAATGGTGAAACAGTTGCATCAGTAAGGGTTGGTAATCGAATAAAGGATATGAGTGATAAGCTTAAACAATTAATCTTAGAAGTTCGTGCTTTGCAAGCTCAAGCAATGGATGATCCAGAAATATTTACTAGGTTATATCAAGGAAACGGAAGTTTTGGAATAAGAACTCAAAGTTGGTATTTTAAAACACGAAATATTGGCAGCGGTTGGGTTGTTGGTGCAAGTAATAATAGTTATGTAGGAAGCACATTAGTGAGTGCTTATGTAGGTAGTGGTGGAGCTACTCAATTTGCAACAGTATTAAGCGGGGTGTATGCTTAATGGTTTTTTGTGTTACGGGTGTGAGTGGAGCAGCTATTGCATTAGGTAGTTATGTTGGTACGTGGTATATAGGAATAGGAAGCGGAAGCGCTGCCATAAGCAGCAGTCGTTCAGGTTTAATTGCTGAAACTAACCGAGCAACAATGACTGGCAGTCCAGATTATACTGTGCTCTATCAGTTCGGTGTTGTAGCAGATTTTAGCAGCACAACTTTAAGTGGTAATACTTTAAAAGAATTTGGTTTATTTTCGGCGTCATCTGGGAATAAAACTTTTGAAGTTGAAGGATTTGCAACTCAAACATTTTCAGGCAGCGAAGAATGTCAAATTACAATTACTATTGCCTCTTTTTGATGTTGGTAATTAGTAATTCGTCAGAAACATTAAGAATATGGCAAGTGAATTAACAAACCAAGAATTGGATGAACTCACAGATGAGTTCTGGGATATGTTAGTTGTCAGCAGAACTGATGATGAAAATAACAGTAAACCTGTGATTAAAGAATTATTGCGTTCATTTAGTAAAAAGATGAGAAAAGCTTAGAAGGTGATTTATTTATGGCGGATATTACAACTTTTAGTGAAGTAGCAAACGGAGATAGATTGTATCAAACTTATTTTAACAGTTTAAAGAGAAGTCTTCATACGTGGCCAACTTCAGATGTAACTGTGCCAATTACTGCTTATAATCAAACTACAGGAATTGTTACTCTTGATCCTACTCGTGTTTATCATTTTAGTAGTTTTACTATGACTGGTGGCAGTTTGACTATTAGTGGTCAAGGTGTGCCTTTGATGATTTTTGTTGATGGTGTTTCCATGATAGGGGGGTATGTTGATTTAAATGGAAAAGGTTATGCGCCTGGTTCAGGTTCTAATAATAGCACTGTAGGTCAGAATGGAAAAGATTTAGCTCCTGATTGGAATACTGGTTTTGATGGTGGTGGGGGAGTTGGTGGTGGTATAAATCATTTAGCTGGTACTGGCGGAACATTTACAGGTTTTAGTCCTTCACAAATTGGCAGTACTATTGCAAATATGTACAGTATTGCTTGTGGTGCAGGTGGAGGAGGTGGGGTTGGTGCGGGTGCAGGTACTACTAATATAGGTGGT